GTCTACCGATTTGCTCAATAGTTTATCAACAGAAACACCATTGGAAAGAATCTCACGCATTTCATCTGTATAGTTTTCTGGTTCAATCAATGTTTCAGGACTTATATTGAATTGCATCATGAGATGGGGGTAAAGTGAATTTAGGTCAAAACTAGCAACCCAATCATGCTTGCCCACTTGCACTTCTTTAACATATGCGCCTTCAAACATTCCATCTTTTGATTTAATCACTTTTGGTGGAACAATAATGCCTTTCTCAAACAGATAAGCATAAGTCAATGAATCCCACATACGAGTTTGAGCAAAGACATCTTCAAAGTTTGTTTTAGTATCATATGCCAAAGTTACTGCCAGTTCAAGCAGTTTCAACTTTTCTTCTAGCTTGAAAATCAATTCAACGTCTTTGATATTATACTCAATAAACTTTTGAAAGTTCAAACGGTAAAGAGAATGTAAGTTATCATATTCATCATAAGAGATTTTGCCTTCACCCAATTCAACATTGGCAATAGCATCCAAACGATAACTCTCTTGTGACTTTCCACCGGGAGCATACCATTTGTATAGTTCAATATAATCAAGTGATTCAATACCCATCAAGTTATAGGCAATCATTTCACGGCCATTGATAACTGTTTTACGTTCACCAATATAATTCCATGGCGACAATTTCTTGGCTTCATCTTCACCAAGAATTTTACGAAAACGATTAATCAAATATGGTTCATCAAAGAACTTTGTATTCCAACCAGTCAGAATATCAGGATAATTATCTTTCCAAAACGCCATGAATTGTTTACAAAGAGAATATTCATCTTTACATTTAACATAAATCTCATTACCTTGAACTTCATAATCACCACAAGCAAATACAAATGCCGATTTACCAAAATTCATAAACTTCACGCAGATTGCTGTGATAGGTTCATTTGCTTTATATGGGTCAGGAAATCCATTCTCTGAACCAACTTCAATATCGACTACGGCAATTTGAATCTTATCAAAGTCATAGTCAACCATACCTGTATGTTGGTCGGCAATAAACGCATATTCAAAGCGAGTTTGGCCATAAATCTTAGGACCATTTGATACGCCATCAAATTGTTTGATATAGTCACGTGCATCGTTGATTCGACCAAAGATTTTCTGGTCAAGATAATCACCTTCTAGTGAAGTAAAGTTGGTGATTTTTTTGGATGGAATATAGAGAGAAGGAGAATATTCAATCTTCTCCTTTACTCTTTTACCATTTTGAATACCTCGATAAAGTATATTGTTACCGAAAGACTGCACATTAGTATAAAAGTTGCTCAATTTAGCCTGTAATGATTTGTTTTGTTGGAGGAACTACAATGCCAGAACCAAAGATTTGATTATAATTGTTAATAAAATCTTGTGCTGGAATATAAGAGTATACTACACTTCGCTTAGGAATGGCAAATGTGGTATCTTGTTTTTGTTCAGCGTGAAGTGGAAATGGTGCAAGTCCTACATTAGGCTGACCATCTTTACCACGAACTACTGCAATACCGACTGGATTTGACAATACGAATTCTGTTTCAGATTCCGATTCAATTTCACTTAATACTTCTTCACCAGTAATTAACTTTAGAATTTTGATATTCATAATACTTCCTTTTCATGTGATTAGACATGAAAGGATTATACTACAAATCAATTATAAAGTCAAGATAATACTGGTATATTTAAGCGTAAGTATCTTCAATGGAAGCGCCAGATGCGTGAACAATTTGCTCATCTTCATCATAGATTTTGACAGCATGAGTTGTCAAGTTATCCGAGAAGTTTTTGGCTTCGTCAAATGAATTGAAGAAATTGGTTAAGCTTCTTAAAATTCCGTTATTCCAAACATGAGAAACTACTTTGTGTTTTTTAGACATGGTATTATCCTTTAAAGAAAGTATTTAGTCCAAATCTTTTTTGTCTTATTTGTGTAACGTTTCAGATGGTATTGATTTTTAAAGACATTTAACTGTGGATGTTTATAGGCTTTCATTAGAGCTCTGCAAATATCTTCACTATTTGTTGGATCAGCATTACCAAATGATGTAGACCATGGAATCTCTTTAGAACCAACCAAAGGAATACCTTGTGAAATTAAATCTGCACCAACAATATTAAATGTTTCAGAAAAACTACATTGTAAACCAATATCCATTTCGGCACATAATTCCAAGAATTCTTCTCTTGGTGTCCATTGATGGTTGATTAATTGGTGACCTCTTTCGTGTAGATGTTGAAACAGACCTTTGAGGTTATTTTGAACTGGTCCACCTTGCATTTCGATACGACCAGCATTGATATGAAACCGTAACTGTTTACCTAATTTTTCAGCAAACTCCATGGCAGCAAATGCTTGTACCATGTGATTCTTTAATGGTCTAACGGCACCAAAACAAGACACATCAATATAGTATTTGTCTTTATTGAATTTCTTTTTCTTGTAATTCTGTGGATAGAAATTAGGCAGATAGATTACTTTATCTTTACCCAAGAATAATTGAATCTCTCTTAACATTCTCGGCGCATTACAAGCAATTGTAATATTCTTAAATTTGGCATAATCACCAAGCCAATCCATGGCCATTCCTTCACCAGCCATAAATGGCATTTCAGAATGTAAACGAATAATCCATTGAACTTTTGGATGTAGTTTGGTCAATACGGAGAATTTAGATGGAACAACCCATAATGCTTCAATAATAACATGAGATGGATTGTGTTGTTGAACTAATCTGTCGATACAATTATTATCTATTGCAACTTCTAAGACTGATTCTACACCAGAACCAATCAACATATCATTCATAAATTTTGCTGAGTTATATAAACCTGTGCTTAGCCCTAGTTTATTATGGACTTTTGCATTAAAGTCCTCTCTCCGCTTCAGTATGAATAATATTTTTTTCACTTTGCAATTCTCTTAATTGTTGTTCACGAGCAATGCGCTCAAACTCCTCATCCTCATATTTAGAGTTATCTTGTATGTCATCCATGTGACCAATTTCTTCTGTAACTTTTGATATCATCTTCCTCTACCAGCCTTTCGCATAATATTAGATTTTACTTTTAATGCTGGTTTTGCTTGAACTGGTTTGACTGCACCTTTATTTTTAATTTCTGGAACAGTAGGAACTCTTTTAGTATTAGATTTAATCACACTCATAATATCTCCTTATTGGTTGCGGGGGCTGGACTCGAACCAACAGAACCCGGATTATGAGTCCGGTGCAATACCTTTATGCGACCCCGCTATATACTTACTTATTCAGTTACCAATTCATAATCAGATTTAGAAACACCGCACTCAGGACAACATACATCATCCGGTAAACTATTATAATCTTCTACTGATAAAATGTGGCCACAGACCACACAACGATAGTAACTCATTATAGACCCTCCAAAACAGTTTTATAAGCATTAGCATGACGTTCTTCAACTTTCTTTAAAGCTGCAAATCGTTTTTCTGCTTTTTCTAATACATGAGCAAAAGCAACCGCATGCTCTTCACTTTCTTTAATCTGTTCACTAAATTCTTTTGCTGCAAACTCATCTTTATCTAAACGAGCATGGCGTTCAAAAGTAGGATACATTTCAGTATACTCATGAGTTTCACCGGCAATTGCCATTTCTAAACATTGTTTTGTTGATGGACGGCCGACCAATAATTCAAGGTGCCCCCATGCGTGTAGAATTTCTTGGTCTGCTGTGTGTTCAAAGTGTTTTGCAACATCTTCAAAACCTTCTTCACGAGCAATCTTAGCGAAATAACGATACTTAATATGAGCCATTGATTCGCCAGCCAATGCACTCTCAAGGTTTTTAATTGTAACAGACATAATTTACTCCATAGTTAAAATATTATATATTTCTCAAATCAATAAATTTTCGTTATTGCCGTTATGATATGTTTTAATGAACATTATCAAAAAAATTGATGGTGCCCTTTGTCCGACTCGAACAGACCACCTACTGATTACAAATCAGTTGCTCTACCAGATGAGCTAAAAGGGCTTGGTGGAGAATCTTGGAATCGAACCAAGTATGCCTGAGGCGACAGATTTACAGTCTGCTGAAGTCACCAATGCTTCTCATTCTCCTTGGCTCCAGAGCTTGGGGTCGAACCAAGGACATCAAAATTAACAGTTTTGCGCTCTACCGACTGAGCTACTCCGGAATAAAACTGGAGCGGGATATTGGAATCGAACCAATAACGAAAGGTTGGAAACCTTTAGTTTTACCATTAAACTAATCCCGCAAATATGGAGCGGAGGCTTGGATTTGCACCAAGTGACTAAGTTGGACACCTAA